TCTCATACCCGACCGTCTGTCTAATCAATCCCCGGACGTGTCGAAACCGTCTGAGTAATTCTTTCAGGAACTCTCTTTGAAGCGCGTGGGTGTTACTCGGATCGGTCCCTTTGGTGAGGGTTACGGGTCCGACTTTCTCGTTTGCGGTAGTATTATGGGCGTGGCTACTCATTTTGTGGGTATGGATTTGCCTGATACGTGCCACCGATGTAACGCAGAGCTATCACACGACGGCTTCCCGTCCCGTCCATTTATCGTTAATATCACACTTGAGAGTGACTCAGACCCCTACCGGGAAGTAGATACTGAACAACGTGTTTTGTGTTCGGCGTGTGAGCTTGATTTACTTAAGTGGATTGATGAAGGGGAAATTGACCGTTCAAATTGTGTTGACTTACCCGAACGTCAAACCGTTACAAACCGTATTCATTATGCGATTGAATCGTTTGAAAAAACGCTTGAAGAGCTTGAAGACAGTAATTAACCGGCTCTAATCCGCCCAACCGCCACGCCATTGCTCGGTCCCGAGTGCTTCATCCTTCATTGCCGCACACAGTCGCTCGGATTTGAGTTCACCCATACAACAGGCTCCCCCGCAATCAAATTGTGCGCCCATACTTGTCCACGCATCTAAGAGTATCACTCGTGCCGGAGTGTCTGACTCTTCCCAACTGTCCGGCATACTCCAATCGTTTGCCGTGACTGAGTTATCCGTTACGTCGTTTTCTTCTTTCACGTCCGACATTGGATCTTCAACGTCGGTTTCAGGTGGTTCAGTCGCCGTCAAATCCGACGCCCGGCGGAACTCAACCCCACCGTCAAGCAATCCAACCACGTACACGGGACTGCTATCCGAAGCGTCTGTGCCGTCTACGCTTCCCTCTGTCACGCGGTCGTCTATGAAGCCCTTCCCACTTGGTGTTTCGACCCACTCACCGGCTTCGTATCGCCCTTGATTCTCGCTTAAAGGAATATACACGGGCGGGCTGTTGTCTACCCGGTCTTTGAGTTTGATTTTCTTCGGCATTAGTCTTCATCCAGCTTATCGTTCAACTCTTGTGCCCAATCCACGCCCGCGCTTCCACCCCACAGTTTCCACGACACCCACCCGTTATCCTCACACGGTGAGCCTTCAAACTCCGGGGCTACCTCGTGGTTGCCCTGTTCGCGGTGTCTATCGAATGACGCAATTTCACCGATCATATCCTCAGATATCGGTTCATTATTTTCCACGGCGTCAATAATCAAGCGTGCCGTGTCTCTCCCCTGAGCCTTCCCCGCATCGGTATCTACCTCTTCGACACACTCTAACCCACGCCGGGCGTTCTCGGCTGCCGTTTCCGGTGGGATTCGCTCTTGCTGGTTTGAGACATACGACTCTACAAACGTCTGTACGTCGTGTGCGTCCGTTTCATCTATATTGGCTACTTGGTCCGTCTCTGCTTCGGGGAGCGCGTCAGAGCCATTCTTGACGTATTGAATGGCTGTTTCGCCCGCAATCCCCGGCACGGCTTGAACAACAGACGCCCGATTTGATTCAATCGTTGATTGGGTTTCTTCATCAAGTTGCGATAGATCCGGCCACGTAATGACAAACCCGTTGGGTGTGTCACTCAGAATCCCGACACTCTGTAAGGTTTCAAGCAGCGGGCGAATAATGTGTGGATTGGCGTATCGCTTCCGACGCTCGGCAATCATCCCGAAATACGACTTTTCATCCTGTTCCGCGCCCGACTGTTCACCCTGTTGATTCCCTCGGAGTTCGCGTTTCGGGATTCCAGTCTCGGCACTAATCGCATCAAGGTTGTTCTCAATAATCCCACTCGGGTCTTGAATATCGCCACCTAAGCGATTAACTTCAGTCCCCTGCGTGCGGATATACCGCTGTAGGTCTTGTTCATACCGTTGCAGTTCGTTTCGGAGTTCGTCGGCTCCATCGGATAGGTCAACCTCGGTCGGGTCCGTGTTGATATGCAGCCCATAGTCTGCCGCTCGGTAGGCTGCTTCCGCTGCCGATCCTAACGTTTTCTCAATATCCAGAATGTTGTTTAGGACTGGTTCAACCCTCGGACGGGCAAACGTTTCGTCATCAAGTAAGGGACGGGCAGGAACGTCAACAACACGACTGTGGTGAACATTGATAGCGGTAAGTGGATCGTCTTCCGTTTCTTCGTCTATATCATCCGAAAGATCAAGCGTGTAGCTCTCGGGTTGCCCCCACCTATCAGAGTCCGGCCCGCCGAAATCAATGTCTTCAATCTGCGTCTCAAGAATCGGCTTGAGTTGCGTTAGATCATCAAGGCCGTTCAATCCAGAGGCTTCTTCACTCCAATCATCGGCGTCTGAAATGTCGGAGTAGCCTAACAGTAGTAATCCGTGTTGCCCTAATCCAGCCGCCCGGTCTACCCGCTCAGAGTAACTCCAAATCCGATTGCTTCGGGCAAGTCTGTGTACCTCTTGCTCAAACTGCGTGTGTTCATCATCCGGCGTTACTTCATCCTCGTGAATGTGTGGATCATCCCGCCACGTTGTAAACGCCGGTTTGTCGTTAACGACTTTCGCATACGCATTTCTAAGGTAGAGTGCGACCCAGTTATCTTCATCCCACCCCGTAAGGTCGTCTTTTGGCCACCCGAATACGTCGTATAGATTCCGGCGTTCGTTATCATCACTTGAGTTGAACCCGGTTTCCCCGAGACTGGTTGCTAACCCTAATCGAATGCCCTCGGAGATAGCATCATTAACCGTTAGATCAACCTCTTTGGCTTCGCCGTTTTTCTCACTCATGGGTTAGGTTCAAGGTCGCGCTCTTGTTCGTATTCGGTAATCACTAACCCCGGAATCGGATCAACCGCACTCAATGCCTCAAGATGGATGGCAAATGACCGACCTTCTGCAATCGTTAGGTCCAATTCCGGGCGTCCGGCGATAGTAGCGGTCGTCTTATTCGCCTGTGTCTGTCCGGTGTAGAACCCGCCGTTAAATTGTGTGTCTGTGCCCGTATCCACTAACTGCGGGTCGGCACCGGTCGCAAACTCGGCATTGAAGTCTGACGATTCCGTAACTGTGTCATCAAAATTTTGCGTCAAAACTTGATTAGCATTCCCAGTATAAATCCCGCTATCTCGGTACTGTGTTACCTTTGAGTCGTTGTTAGCGCCAAGAGACCACGATAGCACCTCTACGATGTTGCCTGAGTCTGCGGGGTTCTCAACCACAATATCTAACACGTCACCATCTGCAACCGACACTTCACCCGGTGACACACTCCATAATTCGCCTAATTTGCGGTGTATATGCGTGTGTGCGTCGGCGCTAAGATGGCCCCCAACAATGTTGAACGACTCAACTATTCGTTCGGCTATATCTCTATCTGCCGGGCCTGTGCCGTCATATGGCGGTCCTTCAATCATAGTTATCACCAACTGAAAGTCGGAGAGGCTTTCCCCGTAGATTTGCTTTTGAATTGTCGATCCAAGTTCTCCCGACCCATATTCGCTAAGGCTAAGGCGTCGGGGTAATCATCGTGACCGCCCGCCGCGTGGCTAATTTTCACATAGCCGTGTTGTGTGTATTCGTATTCTAAGCCCGTGGTTTGAAGCTCCAACTTTCGGTAATTCTCAATATCCGGTGGGATAGTCAACGCTTCACGCTCAAACGCATTCTTGAGCGCGGTGTACATTTCGTGTTTGGATTTACTCGTGAAGTTAATCCCCGTGACAACCCCCTGTAGCCCTTCGTTATCAACCACGCCGCCACCCACGGAGTTCTCGTCTACAAGAACCTTTGAATAGTCGTGTTGTCGGTCTAACGCCTTAATCCGACCCGCGACACTCGAAAGATTCGACGTTTCCTCACTCCAAATGTTCCAGACTGTGCCTCTCTCGTCTATGTCTATGTAAACGGTTTCGTCCGACCCTTTCCGCGCAACGTCAACGCCTAAGAATCTGTTATCTGAACCCCGCTTGACACTCGGCTGTCCCACACACGGTTTGAACAAATTACTCGGTATCCACACCTCACCCGTGTCTGCGAACTCTCCTTCATACTCTTGAGCGTAGGTGGTTCTATCCTTCTCCTTCTTCTTTCGATCCAGATAGTCTTGATCC